CGCCCCGTCGACGAGTCCGGTTAGGTCGATGGATTTTGACGCACTCGCCCCGACAAGAAACAGCCGAACGGTGTTTGCGGACGCTCGGTAGAGCACCCAACCAGTCCCAGTCCCACCAGACCAGTAGGTGCCCAATATGTAGGTAACCCGCGTCTCCGACCACTTGAGCGCAACCTCCAGGGCCATGTCCTCCGTGGTCACGTTTCCAATTGGGCCAGCCGATTGCAGGAACTTGCCGCTCTCGCCCTTTGCCGCGCGTTCCCCGAGGTGCGGCCCGTAGGCTGCGAGGTCTGGGCTGCTCCCTGCCCCCGCCTCGGGCAGCACCGTCCCCGTCTGCCGACACGTCCACGTCTTGGCCGTGTCATCGAGACCGGTGCCGTCGAACCAGAACGTGGGCTCCACCGTCACCCCGGTGATAACCAGGTTCCTGTTGGCCCACAGGCGCTCCACCCCAGCTTTCATGGGCGAAGTGATAAGGCCTAGCCCCGCGTTCCGATACTGGATGCTCATCAGCTCACCGAGATGTTAGCCGTGATTGTGTCGTCGGCCCCGCCGCTTGTGAAGTTGTAGAACAGCGCAATATGGCTATACGCCGTCTCCAACTCCAGCTTGACTGCCCCAATCACAGAGACCGTCCATGTCGGAACAGGCAGCGCGTCTGCCTCCAGAAGCGATGCGTCGTTACCTACGAGCACCAGGATTTCCCCGACCGCATCAAACGCCCCCGCGCCCTTGGCCAAGAGGATATCGATGGCTACCAGGTTCCGGCCGCTCTTGTCCACGACAGTGCTCAGCCGGTCTGCGTCGAGCACAACCGCAGCATACACTGCCGTCACTGCCGCATCCGCCTGGACCACCGGGGTAGACGCTGCCGCCAGGGCTTGTCCAAGGGCCGGGGCCTTGGCGTCCAGGCTGGTGGTGTCGCCTGCGATGGTGTCAAGGTTTCCACCTGACTCCAGGGCGCCGCCACCACCGACCGCGGTGCTTGACTGAACCCCACCGCCGCGCTTGACAACTGCCGTCACGAGCATGGTGTCGTCCGCGCCGCCGCTGGTGTAGTCGTAGAACACTTCGAGGTAGCGCATCGCGATGCCGGTCAGCAAAAGCGCCCCTTGCCTCGCGGCACCAGTCGCGATGGCGGTTTCGTAGGCGAGCAACTCTGTCGGCGTGTAGCTCGGGTCGTTTGTGACCCTGAACCGCAGCACGCCGACATGGTCAGGCGCCGCCACGCCCTGCGTCGTCTTGTACTCGATGCCAACAGTAGTGTTGTCGCCGAGATCAATGAGCTTGCTGCCCGCGTTCGCGTAGGTCAGGTCAGCCCCGAGAGTTGCGCCGTCGATGACGGTCCCACCGTTGGGAAGAGTCTGCTTCGCAGCCATTTCAAATCCTCCTGGAGCAGCGATAGATTGCGCGCCCCTCTGTTGTTCCTACGTGGTGGACTTCATGCGTTGACCGGGCCAACTCCTGGAGCCATTCCTGATATTGGGCCTGGGGCCAAGCCGTCCCACCCCCATACTCCCGGCCCGGCACGTCCCCGTCAGTGATGAGCACCTTGCACCGGTCCAGCAGCCGCCGGAGCTTCTCGCCCACACCGTCGCGGTCGCCCCCCGTGTGGAATCCATGGAGCACCGACAGGCACACGATGACGTCCCACCCGAATCCACCCTTCAGGACCGGGTCCCATTCGCGCGTGCAGGAGTAGCTGACGGTGGTCCTGAACACGGTGTTCAGGTACTCCGCGACGGCAACCACTCGAGGGTCCAGGTCGATGCCAAACACCCTCCAGCCGCGCCGCGCAAACTCACGGCAGAACCGGCCGGTACAGCTCCCAATCTCCAGAACTCCGGTGCCCGTCCGTGCCGCCGCTTCAATCCCGATGTCAGCCAGTGCCTTGAATACGAGGTCGATTCGATCTGGGGAGCGTGACACCTCCCAGCAGTCAAAGTAGGGGTGCTCGATCTCCTGGTAGAGCTTCTGCGGCTTACCCTGATAGATGCCAGCGAGGCTATCCACCATCTGCTGCCACAGCGGGGAGACCGACGTCAACGCAACGCGACCGAAGGCAGCCCCGTCGTGGGCCAGCCGCGCTGCCCGGTGGTGCCCGTCCAGTAGCTCGAACTCGCCCTCGCAGTTGAGCACGCATGGCATGGGCTCGGTGCTGGGAGGACCAGACTGCAGTTCGCGGAGGCGGGCGATAGCGTCCCTCATCTGCTCAGGGGTCTTGCCCATGGACAGCAGCAAGTCAGCGTACCGCCCGGTCAGTCCGTCCTCGCCACGGGCGAACGCCTCGTAGAGCCCCCGGTGCGTCGTCAGCTTGCACACCTGACCAGCCCCCTGGGCGACTATCCACATGAGCGGAGACAGCAGCATCACGGCTTCACCCCGTACATCTCCACCTGACCACAGGTCTCGTGGGGTACGACCAGCGAGATGCCGAACCCGGCACCCTCAATGGCGTTGCGTAGCGCCTCGGTGGTGAAGTGGTGAATGTGGCTGCGCCCGAAATATCCAGCCTTGAGGTAGTTGTCGATGTCGGGCAACCCACTAGGGGCCGGCTTGCTCAGGTCGATGTCCGCCGTGTCGTGCCACTCATCGTAGAAGGTCTTGACCACGATGCCGCCACCAGGTCGCAGGACCTCAAAGGCGCGCGCAAGGTCGGCGCCGGGGGTCTCCGTGTGCTCGATCACGTCAAGGCTCACGACGGCGTCGAGGGCGTCGGGGACCGTCGCGTCCAGGAAGGGGCTGTGCTCAACATGGCCATCGGCCAGCTCCGCAGCGCGTCGGCTCATGTCGCAGCCTGTCGCCTCGATGCCTCGAGCATGGGCAACCTTCAGGAACAGCCCCCAGGAGGCGCCAGCCTCGTAGAGCCTCGTGAGGGTTCCGACTGCCCGCTCCAGCTTGTCGAGGATGCCCTCGTAGACACCGCCCCGGATGCGTTCGTAGTACTCCCGCTTCTCCGGGGTGTTCATGAACGGTGAACCGTTCTCGACGTGGCGGTCGATGTAGGCGTCGTATGCCGGCGCGTTGTAGAACGCAGCGGCGGCGAGGTGCATTAGCTTCGGCTGGTCATAGAAGCGGACGCCGCAGTCGGCGCACTCGACCAGGTTCGCCCCGGTGTCAAGGACGTTGGTCCACCTCGTAGGGACAGTCTTGTCCCCGAATCCGCATGCTCCGCAGTGAGTCATCATTGCGACCACGCCCCGAAGCAGCGCGTGCACTCCTGCGGCAGTGGGCGGTCACGCAACATGGCGGCGCGCAACTCGGAGTACGTTTTCGAAATCCAGGTCACCTCGTGTAGCCGCCCAAAGAAGTCCGATGGTGGCAGCACGCGCCGGCAGGGGGTGATGAAGTTGGCCCCGTCGAGACCGAGGAAAACGAACGGGCTCTCGCAGGTCCCCGGGCAGTGCTCCAGGTCAATCGGGACAGGCCAGGAGGCGACGAGCTCGGAGCCCGGGAGGGTCTTGGCCTGCGCGATGACCTCGAGCGTCTCCTCGCTGTCGGTGGTCACGACCTCGCTCAGAAAGCCTGGGTCATCCGGGGGTCCGTGGGGCAGTAGGTTGTGGAGGTGGACGTGGTGCACGTCAAGGTCCAGTGCCAAGGCCAAGAACGCTTCGATGTCCTTCGCCGTGCTGTTCGTCACCACCGCCGACACCCCAGTGGGCAGCAGCGGGACGGACTCGGCGATGCCCTTCATCACCAGGTCCCAGGTGTCGACCTGAGTGATCGCCAGGTGTCGCTCAGCGTCCGGCGCGTTCAGACTGACCGTCACTTTCTTGCAGCCCCAGCCCGCAAGGTTCTGCGCCAGCTGTGACAGGCGCACGCCGTTGGTGATGATGGTCGAGTGGCAGCCGTGATTCTGGAGCACCCGGAACACGCCGTCGAGTTCACGGTGCAAGAGCGGCTCGCCGAAACCGGCGAGGCACACGGACCTGATGGTCGGGTAGGTGAAGAGTGCGCGGTCGACCTGCGCCGGTGAGATATCCGGCACCTGGTAGTCCTTCTGGTCATCCTCGACCTGTCTACACCAGGTGCAGCGGTGATTGCACCGGCTGGTCATGTAGAGGGTCAGCTCCTGGGGCCCGCCGGCCGACTTCCCAAGCAGCCAGTTGAGCCTGCGAACCACGGGGTCAGGCGCCGAGGCGTCCAGCTCCCGGTCTTCAACGACGGGCCTGGCCAGGCCTGCGACCATCCCCTCGTAGATGGCGAGGTTCATAGGTGTCGGGTCGACGATCATCCGCTGCCTCATCTTCTCTGGGTATGGCGTCAGCCACCCCATGTACTCGGGGCGGGCGCGGAACTTCTCCATCAGCCGGCGCCATCGCTGGTGAGCCATCGCCGGGGTCTGGAGGCTGTAGTGTAGGCCAGCACACTCTTCTTCGGTGCGCGGTGCCGGGCCAAACGTCGAGGTGAAGCCGTCGCTCTCCAGCGCCTCGAACTGGTCCTGGTCGCAGCTGACCGAGTCCGTGTAGGGGTAGCTGACCACCACGTCGGTCCTGTAGATTTTCACCCCGGTGATGGCACGCTCCTCTGCGTCTCCCCACAGCCAGGCACAGTAGATAGCGCACTTCGCGCCGTGCTCCTGAATCTTTGTCAACAGGTCAGCGATGGCGGTCGGGCCAAGGAGCATGTCCGCGTCCACCTGGCAGAAGTACGGGGTCTCGGCGCGGAGGTGCATCTCCTGGAAAGCCTTCCACATCGGGGTGAACCCGGTTATCTCCTCCAGCTGGAACTCGACGCTCTGGCGTTCCAAGCGCTCTCGGCACTCCGCGGCTGATGGCTCGCCTGAAGAGATGAGGAACACTGTCAGCAGGTCGGACAGGTCGGTCTTCGGCGCGGGCGTCATAAGCTCCTGAATCTCCTCGATGTAGCTCTCGACCATCCGATCCTCGCCAAGTTCCTCGACGGCGTAGGCGCGGGCCTGGGCGGCTATCAGGGCCCCCTCGTCAGGACGCTCAGAGAGCCGCGTGACGGCTGCGGCGATTGAGAAGGGTGTCGGGTCGACCGCCACGCCCCTGATGCCGTCTGGGAACTGCTGGGGCAGGTCTCCGAGGTGTCTGGCGTACACCACGGGTACCCGCGCCAGCGCCGCCTCCACTGCCACCAGCGGGTGCCCCTCAAACTCCGAGCAGAGCAGCAGGCAATCGAACTCCCGCAGCGCCATCTGCGCCGGCACCACCCCGCCGAGGTCGACCCGGTCCTGCAGGTTGAGCCGCCTGGCCAGGTCCATCAGCTTGGAGCGCTGGAAGCCCGCACCGTAGCAACGGAGCCTGACGTGTGGGGGGAGGTGCTCCAGCGCCTCGATGGCCACCCCGAGGTTCTTCTCGGTGGCGTACCTGCCCAGGAAGCCGATGACGAACAGCTCGTCGTGCTCGACCTTTACCGTCCTCGCGGCGAACCTCTCGGGGTCCACCCCGTTCGGGATGACCTTGGCCACGAGCTCGGTGCGCTCCAGCACCCTGTCGGCCACCTGCTGGGAGACGGCGATGACCCGGTCAACCTTGTCACCCAGGGTCTCCAGCGGCTCAAGGACGTGCTCGCCCGGGCTGTGGGCAATCCAGATTGACCCCGGAATGTGGTCCTGGTGATCGAGGCTCTTGCCCCACCAGATGGTGGCCGCGCCTGTAAGTACTGGTCTTTCCGCCTCTGTGTAGCCGCAACCGGCCTCTTCCAGCCTCTCGAGCAGATCGGGCAACCGGGGGAAGGTGTACCCGGTGTTGACCACCCTGACCCGGTATCCCCTCCTGGCCAGCCCGCAGGCGAGGGCAACCCCGACCCGCTCAGCCCCGCCCAGAGACAGGCAGGTGCAAACGACGTCGATGGGGGCGCCTTCGGTGGTCGGGGAGAAGACGACATGCTCTGGATCAGCGCCCTGAAACGGCTCCTGTGGCGTCTCCCGTGGTGGTGCCGGCCTTTTGGGCTCCGGTAGATCCGATACCCGCAGGTGCCCGTCCCCGATGATGGGCGGCAGCACTTCCTGTTCGACCCACTGCATCAGCCCACCCCCTCGGAGATGCGTTGGCTCATGGTTTCGCTGCTCGAGGCAATCTTGAACTTCTGGTCACGCTTCGGGGGCTCCTGCTTTTCGCGAGAAGCCGCGTGCATCTCCTGGAACATGCGGATGGTCGCCGGGTCGTACATCAGCGGCGCCATCTTGCCGTCCCCCAGGAGCAGGGCAATCTGCTGGGCGTGGCTGCGTTCGAAGCGGTGCCCGTCGGCCTTGGCGTGCTCCACCTCGGCGCGGACGATGTCGCGCCACTGCTCCAGCGCCTCGGGGTAGACCGCCCCGAAGGCCTGCACCTGAACGTCGGCGAGCTTGCCGTCCTTGAACGCCTCGGCCACCGTGTCGGGGTCAAGGGCTGCACGGATGGCCCGCATGGGAGTCTGGGGCAGCTCGTCCTCCTTCTCGCTGCCAGTCGGCAGCCGGTCCTCTCGCGGGTCCACCCACTGCTGCAAGTAGCCCGTCAGGCGACCGAGCGAGGCCGTGACCTCCTGTCGGACGTTCTGCGGAACCACCGTTGGGTAGTGCAGCGCGAGCGCTTCCTCCTGCTCCTCGGGGGTGGTGTCGACCACCGCCCTGACCACCGTGGTCAACTCCTTGTCGGACATCTCCGCGATGGCCCCGACCTTCGCCCCGGGGGCAATCTTATTGACCAACGCCGAGACCAGGGGGATGCCGCCCGACCTGGTCCCGCGGCCAAGAGTGGCCACCCACGAGCCCGCACGGCGACCGATGGGGGCGAGTGCAGCCGCGAACATCTTGGTGCCACGGAGGCTCAGTGTGTTCCCGAGGAACCCACCCGGCAACGCGCCCATTGCAGAGCCGTTGAGCCCATACGACACCGCCGCCGCGCCTATCTCGGACAGCATCCCGGCCCGGCGCAACTGCGTCTTGGAGCCGAGGTTCGCGAGCTGAGCCTCCAGCTTCGCAATTTTGGTCTGGTCGGCAGGGGTGATGGTGGGCTCTTTGGTGAGCGTGGCCTGCTTGTTCCGAAGCTTCCCTAGCCGGTCCTGCGCCCTGTCGAGTCGGAGCTCTGCGCGGTCCAGTGCCTCACTTCGTCCCCAGCGGCTTCCTGCTGGAGCTGCTCGTCGAGGAGGTAGACGCCGCGGGCCATGAACGCCAGGCCCCGACCTGGCTTTCGCGGTAGCGGACAGCCCCTGTCGGGCGACGTTTATCTCATCGTAGATGATCGCAACGTCCGCCTCGCCCTTGGCGATGTCGTCTTTTAGGCTCCCGGCCTTCCCTTTCTGTGCCGCCGCACGCTCCTCGGGGGCCCACTTCGCCGCCTTCAGATCGGCCTCCAGCGCCCTCTTCTGCGCGAGCCCGGCCTCCAACTGCTTCGCCATCTTGGCGCTGGCCACCTGGCGCATCTTGCGGCCCACCGCCATGACGCCCCGCGCGCCCGCCCCAATGAGCCCCCCGGTCAAGCCGCCAGTCACGGTGTGCTCGAGGAAGTTCTGCGCGGCGTCACCGGGTGTCATCTCCGGGGTGAGGGCGATGTCGCTCACGCTCTGCCCTGCCCCGATAGCCCCGCCAGCCATCAGGTCCTCTGCCGCCCCGCCGGCCACACGCGCGCCGAGGCCAGCGCCGAGGCCTCCCCTGACCCCCCTGCCGAGCGCTGCAGCTCCCCGGCCCGCCAGCTGCAGCGGCATGCCCGGCAGGAACGCGCTGCCGATGGTGCCGCCGATCTCTGACACCCCCGACGTGATGGGGTGAGCTTCGCCGAGCGCTGTCAGCATCTCAGGGTTTACGCCCATCCCCTTGTAGAGCACGTCGGAGAGCCCGAGCGTCAGTCCCCTGCCTGCCCCAGCCACGCCAGCGGCAATCTGGGCCCCAGGGTCCTGGAGGCTCTCGACCAGCGCCGCCCGGCCGGATTGCTCCCCTCCGAGCGGCACGAGCCCGCCGGCCAGCGCCTGCGGAATCTTGTCCCGCGGGATGCTGACCCGCTCCCCTGTGTCGGGGTCGAGGAAGTAGGCGGTGTCGCCCTTGACGAAGACCTTGGCCATCAGTAGCGGCTCGGTTTCTTGCCCATGGCGCTGCGCTTCGCCTTGTGAGCTGCGATGCGCTGCTGCGCGGCGAGTGTCCTGCGCTCAAAGAACGTGTCGTCCCCCATCATCGCCGCCTGGGTTGCCCTGGCCCGCTTGTAGGCGTTGATTTCCCCCTGGTCGACGGCGTGGAGGAGCCCTTTGATTCTCCGAATGATGGCATCTCGAGGCATGAGGCGCCCCGCCTTGATCACGTCGAAGACCTCCATGTCCCTGTCGCTGATGCGCCCCACGTCACCGGCGAGGGCTCGCTGGATGGGGGCCATCATCCGAATTGCGATGCTCAGGTCCTGTCCCTGGGCGCCGGGGAGGTCCTTCAGTGAGGTGGGAAACGTGCCCTTTATGCCGTCCAGAATCTCCAGGGCACGCTCACCCCCAGCCCTCGCGTTAGAGAGCACCTCGTAGGTCTCCCCGAGCTTCTTGGCGACGGACTTGTCCATCTTCCCGCCGCCGCGCCGGTAGAGCTTGGAGGCGATGACCGGGGCACTCCACTTGTCGGTGCCGGACTTCGTCATCGTCTTCTTGCCGGCGGCTCGCACCACCTCCTGGTGGTAGAAGTTCTGGTAGCCATCGCGGACCTGCGCGGCCAGGGCGAGCCACTTTGCCTTTGCCTTGGCATCCCTCGACCCCTCCCCGATGGCCTGCAGCTTCAGCTCGACCGCCTTGCCGTGGAACATGATGCTCTGACGGGCACGCTCCCCGATGCTGCCTCGCTCCTGGAGCGAATACTGAAGGTTCTCCTTCTTGCCCTTGATCTGCCGGCCCACCTTGGCCATGTCAGCCCGCTGGGCCTCGATGTCTCGGCGGATGGCGTTGTTGACGATTTCGGCCGCGAAGTTCTTTGTGCCAGACAGCGCGGCGCCTGCTGCCCCCAGCGCCATCCCGAGGGTGGCTGCGATTTTTTTGACCGTCCCCGCGCCTCCGCGCCAGATGCGGTCGGGGTCTTCCTTCATGGCGTCCCGCTTCTGCTCGAGTTCGGCCATGCGCTGGCGCTCGCCGGCAACGAACTCGTCCATCTTCTGCTGGCGCTCGCCGGCCTCGCGCATCCGCTCCGTGAGGTCCGAAACGCCCTCCAGGGCCACGACTCTCTTTTGGGCGCCCTCCACACCCTCCGCAAGTGCGCCAATCTCCCCCGCGTCGACCCTGTCCTGCGCCAATTGCTGCTTCTTCTCCAGCACGTCCGTCTGCAGTGGGGCCCCCGTGGTCACCTGCTCCTGTTGCGTGCGCGAGAAGGGGCTCCACTTTCCAGGGCTCACCACCCCGGACGGGGCCGGCGGTGGGGGCTGCTTCTGGGCCCTGAGATAGTCAAGCTCCGGGTCACCCGGAAGCGCCGCCGGGGAGATGTCGGGGGTCTCGACCATATGCTGTGTGCCCGCGCGCTCGTGAGGCATGGCCCCGGGGGCAGGAGGAAGCTGCATCCCTTCTCGTACTGGACCCCCCTCCCCCGCGGCCAGCGCTGCGTCTATGGGTCCGAGAGCGACAGGGAGCTTTAGCGTTGGGTCTGGGAGGGTCATTGGCGACTGGGGGATAGTGAGCCCTAGCGGTAGAGGGTCTCCCGGCATCGGCTGGTTCAGCCCCTGGCCGTAGGGGAGTCCCGTCATCTGCCGTCTCATCAGGTCCCAGAAGTTGGGCTCCTTTGGTGCAACCATCTTCTACCTCCCGAGCAGGGAGCCGAGGCCCACCTGCGGCTGCTGCTGGGCGCCCGAAGGCAACTGCGGGTTCATCATCAGGGCCTGCGCCTGCGCTGCTTGCGACGGGCTTGCTAGGCCCATGCGCTCCATGATGTTCAGCCGGCGAAGCTCGTCGGCCTGCGAGTAGTCGGGCACCCCACCCTGCTGGCTGGCCACCTGGCGAGCCTTCTCGGGCTCCAGTTGATACTCCTCATCGGTCCCCATGATGCCGGGGTCCTGGCGGCGCAGTTGAACCCGCTCCTCTGGTCCAGGGGCGGCAGTCCGCTGGGGGTTGGAGTCAAACTCGTACATGTCCTGGAACCCCCGGAGAGTGCCCTGTGCTGGGGTCATCGGGGCGACGTCCATATCTATGGCCTTGCCCCCCTGGCCCTGTTGCTTCTGATGCAGGTGCACGAGCGAGGCGAGGAGGAGCGGGACCGCCTTCTGGTAGTCCACCATCTTGCCGTTGGGACCGTCGATCACCAACTGCCGGCCCAGTGCCGACTTCTCGAGGTCCTGGGCCATGACCCCCGTGTGCTGCCCGGGGGCAGCGCCCTGCGCGTTCGGGTCCTTGTACTGGTAGGTCGACGGGGAGAGCATCGAGAGGAACTCGTCGATGCCCCCGCTCGCGCCCTGGATGTTCTTCTTGGCGTTGACGTCGGACATGGATGCCGCGACGGTCCCCACCGCCTGGAGACCTGCGCCGATGTACGGCTGCAGCTTCTGCCACAACTCCGGGTCGTTCATCTGGATCTGGGCCATCAGGCCGCGGTTGAACTGCAGGTCTTGCATATTCATGCCCATGTACTTCTGCTTCAGCTCCTGCTCTGCAAGGAAACGGTTGGTGTCCATGCCGTACCGGTCGAGGTCCTGCTGGCCGCGGGCCTGGTCCTGGCCGCGGATGCCGCCGATCATCCCGACGTTCTGGAAGTCCTGGGTCCGCACGCCGCCGACTCCCGAGAGGTATGCGTCCTGCGCGTCCTGTATCTCCTGGGCCCCTGCCGTCATGGCATCCCCGGCAAGCTGCTGCGTGGCCCCTGCCGCCTGCTGCTGGGCGTTGCGGTAGGCCATCGGGTTGTAGCCGCCGGGCGCCGAGCGAGCGAGCGACTGGCCCTGCGCGGCAAGCCGGCTAGCCATCTGCTTGGCGACCATCTGGGAGATGAGGTCGTCGCCTCCGGCCCGACGCTTGAGCATGTCGAGCGCGTCGACCTGGCGGTCGCGCATCTGGGCCGGCTGGCCCATGGCGTTGATTTGCCACTGGCGCATGGCATCGCCCATCTGGGTCGACTTCTGCCCGTAGTCCTTCCAGCCTGGGCGTCCCTCCCCAAGACCCTTGTAGTGCTGGTCGAGCCACCACTCCATCGAGGCAGGCTGCCCCCCCTGTCCGAGCCCATACTTCGCGTTGGCCCTCTTCTCGCCCTCGGTCCAGGTGGACTGGTCATCCGGGTCATAGCTCCCGGGGCCGGTTGGCGTGGGAGAGTTCGATGGCGTGATGTAGGGCTTCCCGGTCGCAGGGTCTATCCCCGCCTTGCTCTGGTCGCTCCAGTGCTGCCGCTCGTCGGCCGGCATGGGCGTGTTGCCGTGGGTTGCGCTTCCGCCCGTCATTTTCGGTAGGGCCATCAGAACCTCCTGGCCGAGCCGATGTCCTTGCGGGCACGTCCCGGTCGTTGCGTGATTTCGAATCCGATGGTGCTGAGCGAGTAGCTCTCCACCGGCACCGTCGCCCCCCCGTCATGGCTCTCGTCGATGACTTCCAGCATCATCGCCCGGCACTTCTGTCTGCTCACGCCGGCCTCAAGCACCATCGCCTTGTGCGTGTAGCCTGCGGCCAGCCCGGCGCCTTCGTGCTCGTCGCTGTCGAACTGATACCCCAAGGTGTCGAGTGCGAACGTCTGGTCGTCGACCACGACCGGGTCCAGGTCGTAGAACGTCTTGAGCCGCAGGTCGCAGTCAGCCAGGTTGTGCCCGCCCAGCTGCAGCCGGGAGATGCGGAGGCTCGGGGCGAACGTGAACCACCCGGTGCGAATCTTTAGCGCGGCCAGCGTCGTGCCCGCGTCCTTGAAGGTCGTCAAGTCCATAACGTAGACGGTGCTGTCGGATTGCCCCTTCCAGTAGAGACTGCTGTCGTAGCTCGTGGCGCAGTCGGTCGCCCGGAAGTTGAGCCAGGTCACCCACACCCCGTGCAGGTAGTCATAGACCAGCGCTGGCACGCTCGCTGTCGACGACATCCAGACGGCGATGTGCTGCGACGGGACAATCTCCGAGCAGACGTAGGTGTACTGGTCGGTCCAGAGCTGGACCTCGTTTCCGATGGGCTTCGGCTGGAGCTGCTCGTCGAGGAGGTAGATGCCGTCGCGAGACATGAAGGCCAAGCCCTGAGGCAAGCGCACGATCGTCTTCTGGTCGCTGCACCCGACGGCCGCGGAGATGAGCTGTGGGGCCTTGTAGTTGGTGTCGCCACCGTTGGGCCCGTACCCGTCGCCGTAGGTCGCGTAAATGCGGTCCTTCTTGAAGATGATGAGCCGGTCCTGGTAGCTCTCCAGGGCGGTGATGCGCCCACCGTCGGGGGAGCAAACCACCACGAGCCCCTCGTTGTGCTGCACTCCAGTGTTCGGCAGGAACCCCTTACTGTAGTAAATCCTCGAGTCTTCGAACTCTCGATGGGCGTAGACGTGGCGCTGCTGATGCACGCAACTGACGCGGTGGCCTGCGGCCGCGATGTCCTGCACCTCGGCCTGGCTGTAGAGCATCTCCTCGGCCACCAGGTCGGCGTCGGTCATGCTGTCGGTGAGCACCACGGCGACAGCCGTCGTGTCGTTGGCGATGTCCCCTACGCGGTAGTAGTAGGCCCCGGCAGCCTCGGTGCGGTAAACCGCGATTCGAACGCCACTCTTTGCGCTGCAGGTCAGCGTCGGGAGGGTGATGTCGCACTTCTCGTCAGCCAACGTCACGCTGACCGAATCGCTCGGGGCTGACTGGTGTCGGCGCCCCTGCGCGTCGTACCACTCGTAGACCGCGATGTAACCGAAGTCCCCGGTGAGCCCGGTGGCAGCGCCGACAGCAGGAGAGATGCCCGTCGGGTACCAGGGGAAGCCCATTTCGACCACGTCCTTGCCATCGAACTCCTGGGGGCTCGCTGCGGGGATGAGCAGGCTATGCGCCAACTCCCGGCACTTGAGAGAGGTCACGGCCAGGTTGCAGTCGAGCACCGAGCAGCCGTAGGTGTCCTCGCTGGACCGGTGGATGCAAGCCACCCTCCACAGGTCGTCTGACACCTGGCAGACAGAAGAGAGGCACCGGCCGTACCACGTACCGCTCACAGCCCCGTTCGGATGCGCGTAGCCGTGGAGGGCACGACCGAAGAGGTTGCCGTTGCTCTTGAGGATGAGATAGGTGCGCTGCGTCATGCCGGCGATATCCGAGATGACGCTCATGTAGTGGGCGTTGTTGCCGTCGATGGACGGCTTGCTGTCGAGCATCACCCCCATCTGCAGCAAGTTGTCAGAGCCTGCCGTGCACCCGCCCGAAGCGGGACATTCGAAGTCGTTCGACCGCACCCATGCCGAGTGCTCCCCGGCTGCCGCTGTCGAGTCCACAACGGTGAAGTAAATCGCGCCGGTCGTGTCACTGTCCGCCGCGCCCGAGACCGAGAAGATGAGTTCGTTGGCGCCGATGGTGTAGACGACGTCGGTGGCGTTCACCAGCGTTGCGGTGTTGCTGTAGCCCGCCGCAGAGAGGTCAGAGCCCACCTCCGTCCAGCAAACCACGCCGATGCCAGTCCTCTGCTTGTAACAGGCTGTCCTGCGGCAATTGGTCATGACCAGCACCGCGGTATGCTCGGTGTCGTTGCCCTCGATGGTGATGACCCGCAGGTCGCCGGTCGCGCTGACGTCGTCGGCCCTGCCGGTAATCATCATGTCAGCGCCGCCAAGAGCGCAGACGTCGATGGGGTAGGACGTGTGCATCCATGCGGTGCCGCTGTTCAGGGCTACGGCGGCAGCGATGGCGCCCGTGTCTTCGTTGATGGTCCGGCGGTAGACCACCCCCGTGGCCAGAACGTAAATGACGAGAAGCCGCGTACCCGTGTAGACCACCCGAATGCCGCCCTCGCCGCCCGCTGCGACGGTGGCGGTGGCAGCCCGCTCGCCGGACCCCAGAGAGTAGCTGACGATCTTGTAGGAGTAGGTCGCCGCCTGAGGGTCGTACTCCTGATAGACCACTGCACGGATAGACGCGGACTCCGCGACGTGCGCGTAGTTGCACTGGTTGGCAGTCTCAAGGCGCGTCAAGCCGATGTCGAGCAGGTTCACCGTCGACAGGCTGTCGAAGCCGCCGGTCTTGTAGGTGCTGCCGTTGTGGACCTTGAGGCTGGTGTCGTCGATCAATACCGGCTTGTCCTGGAACGACGTGACGAACTGCTCGGTGTGCGAGCCGGTGAGTGCCGCCGAACCGTAGCGCTTCCGAATCTCGGCCTCGCGGTTGATGCGGGCGTTCTCGAGGAGCAGCAGCCCCTGCTCGGTGACGTGCGGGCTCTTGCCGCTGCTCACTCCAGCGACGAGCTTGACGGTGACGACCTGCTTCTGCGACGGCATGCTAAGCCACCTCCCAAACCAAAGAAAGATACGAAACAGCCATGTCACGCAGCCCTCAGCTGTGCGTCGACCCACTGGAGGTGGGGGAGAATCATGGGCGCGTTCGAGTAGCGGAGACCGTAAATTTCCCCAAAGTAGTCAGAGCCAGAGTCATAGCCGCCTACCCAAATCCGGCTGTTTGCGCCCCCTGTCGGAGCATTGGCTGTGCTTCCGGAGTCCATCGAGACCGCGTCAAAAAAGATCTCGTAGTCCTTCCCATTGGCGGCGCGGGTGACCGCGCAATAGATCAAGTCAAGCTGCGGGAGCGTTACGGCGCTCACCCAAGGGTCATTGAACCCCCCTCCATGCTCGCTAAGCACGCCTACGTTACCAATGTTCTTCAACAGTTGGATGAGTACCTGCCAGTTGTCGGCCTCTGCCGGGTCCGAAACAACGCCAACGCCGAAGAACGCATCATCGGCCGATGTTGCCCCCGACCACGCCAGCAATGCCTCGACGGTAAAAGCGCCCGCATTTACAAGACCAGCGTCAACTGCCGACCTAAACCACCTGTCATACCGTAGGCTCCAGCCGAGCAGCCCGTTGCGGCGCGTGTGGGTCTTGGCCGCACCGACGGCAGACAAGTCGTGACTGTTCCCTGTGCGATCGACCTGGTCGTCGGCGGTGGCGTCTGGCTGGTACCTGGCAATGTAGTCCCCCGTGAACCCCGGGGGCTTGTCGCCGCTCAGATAGTTGACGATGGGTGTCCCGGCCCCGCCCCCAACGCCCCCAGTGTGCCCCCTCAAAACTGCCCACTGGCTGGGCGCAATGCACACCACGGTCAGCATGTCCCACACGCCGCCGACAGACTTGGACGAGCCCCCGTTGACGGTGTCTCCCACCTGGGCAAGCAGTTTGATGACGGCCCCCCCGCTCGTCGGGTTGACCACCGTGAACGACTGCCCCACCACGCCGGGCTTCCCGTAGGGGATGAACACGGTTCGGGCAGCCCCACCGTCCAGACGGTAGAACTTGCCGACGGCGGCGACGATGTCCTCTCGGAGGACGGACTCTGTCGGGACGCCGAACGTCTGCCGAGACCAGTCCTGCTGGTCGCGCATCCCGGTAACGGCCTCCTGCGGGAGGCCCGGCAGGTTCGGCAGGTCCCTTTTCACTCAGACTCCCAGTGACCGGTAGGTGGGCCAGGCTTCCGCCGCCTCCGTGCTGCAGTCGCGAATCCTGTTCGGTTCGCCGTCGTCCCTCTCGCTGGCCTCGGAGCGGATGCGCCGGATCTGCGCGTCCTTCAAGGCCATCAGCTCCTGGATGTCCTCCTCATCCTTCACTCGCGCCTTGATGAGGCAGTCGATAACGACGTACTCCTCCCACCCTGCCATGCCGTCGAAGGTGTCGCCAGGGTTGACGAGCACCTCGTAGGCGGGAATGAACCAGAGCCGCAGCGTCCCGCTCCATTGCGGCGTCGGCCGCAGTCTCAAGTTTGAGCCCATCGCCCTGTAGCGGGTGGTGAGCTTGCCGGCGCCGCCCTCCTGGAGCTGGTTGCGCTCAGCCCAGTTGAATCGTCTCAGTTGCCTCCAGTGCGAGCCGTCCTGCACGTCGACCCCGAGGACTTTGTAGAAGTCGGCGTCGAGTGCGTATTCGCCCGTCCCGGAGACAACCGAGACGTCGTCGTAGTCCAAGAAGTAGTCCTTGTTGACCTCGACGAGAAGGTCGTACAGCTCCGCGATGGATTGGTTGACGTTGCGCGTAAGCTCAACGTCAGTGTGGCGAACTACCATCAGGTCGCCGCGGTTCCGAATCTCATCGCGGAGCTGCAGAAGGGTGCGGGTGCGGGACATCGGCTAGTCCATCTCGTCGATGTCCAGCTTGATGTAGACCGTCACGTCGGGCGGGTCACGCAGATTGCCCGGCGAGGCGGTGTCGTAGAACCACAGGGTGATGGTGGCCGCGGAGCCACTGGCGGCTGCGAACTGATGCACCCGCCCGACCTCTGTGGTGCCTCCCAGATAGGAGACGTACCCGCCCTTGAACGACACGAACCCTTCGTTCAGGGTGATGAGCCACTTGCCCTCAGAAGACCGCGCCACGCTGGCGACGCCTCTGCCGTCCGAAGTGAGCGTGGGGGTACCGCTCGAGACCGTGACCTTCATCCAGACGTTGGTCCAGCCGGGCTCCATGTGCTTCTTCCCGATGTCCCCGTACCTTCCGTGTGCCATCTTTTTGCTCCTTTCGAGCAGGGGGGCATGAGCCCCCCTTGCACCGGGTTACAGGGTGGTGAAGCCGTTCCAGCCGGGGGCGTCGGTCTTGGCGTTGCCCAGGACCATCATGCGGATCTCGATGCCGTCCTCGGATGACATGCGGAGCCACTTTTTGCCGTCCAAATCGATGATGAACGGCACCTCCCGAAGGGAGTGCAGGCACCAGCTGCTCTCGGTCAGCATCCAGCCTCGGTCGTTCTGGCAGTTCTGGTCCGGGAAGACCTGAATCTCTCCCTTGGGACCGTCGATCTCCACGCCCTTGAAGCCGATCTCCCCGACCTTGAACGACGTGTACCGCTTCTTGGTCCCCAGCTGCATGACCAGCGCGGCGTACTTCTCGAAACTCGTAAAGCAGAGGTTGGGCTGTCCACCCTCACGGCCGATGCGAACCGCCACGTCGTAGAGCGCCTGCTCGATCGTCTTGCCCGTGCCGCTCAGCCGATGGCCGGCGAGCCGGGTGGCGTCCGAGCTGCGGTCCACGCCGTAGTGGGAATCTCCGGAGGTGGGGGCGGTGGTGGGGAGCCAGCCCTGCAGCCCCATGATCTTGCTCTGGCTGCCCGAGGCGTAGTCACCGTCGTTGAAGATGTAGTCCGTGGCGACCCACCCGGCCGGCGTTCCAGCCGCACCGCCAGCCGTCGCGGCCACCGTCACGGTGCCACCGTCACGGTCGACCTCGATGACGTAGCCCCTCGTGCCCCGCACCGCGGACGAACGGTTGGTCGCCACCTCCAGCACCTGGTTCTTCTCGAAATGGGTCACGTCGTTCGAGTTGGACAACGTGATGACGCCCGTCGAGATGGAGGTGATGTAGCCGATGTCACCGTACCCGTCACGGAACAGGGAGATGGCGGTGGAGCGGATGAGCGAGTGGAGCTTGCGGTCCATTTCGGTCTCGACCGCGCCCAGAAGGGCGTTCTCGTCGCCCTCGCTGGCGAGGATGGTCTCGGTGTCGACCTTGGCGATGGCGTAGTCCTTCACACGGGTCAACAGGAAGTCCTCCCCGTCTGCGCCCGCGGCGTTGGTCTGCGCCCGCGTGAAGTTGACGCTCCTGCCCGGCCCGGTGCCGTAGCAGACCGCGAACGTGACCCCCTTGCCCCCCATGCCCTTCTTCTTCTTGATTCTGGCGAACCAGGGGTTGTCCTTGTACGCCATGTTTCGAACGATGTCGCGCGAGTAGCGCACCTTCAACGCATAGTCGAAGGTGGTCGTGTTGAGTGTGGTTCCTGCGGCTCCCATAGGGCTTCTTCCTTTCGCGGTTGATGTCGCGTTCGGAAGTCGCCCCGGCCTTTGGGAGCCTCTTTGGCCGGCGGGTCCTCGTTTAGCGTCTGGGGAGACGCGACTGGTTCACTTCAGTAGTTTAGCGTGTCATTCCTTCTTGCCAAGCCCCGCGGCATCGACCAGCGCCTGCGGGATCGGCTCGTCCTCCAAGAACATTGGCTGCGACTTCAGAATTTCAAGAGCCATATCGTGGCCTTCCTCCGCGCTCCTTGGGCCTCCAGCGGCCACTTTTGCCGGGGTTGCCTTCATGTCCTGGCGCAACGTCTGCTGCGCCTGTGGCTTCACTGCGGGCTGCGCTGCCGGCTGCTGCGTCGTCGTTGCCGGCTGTACCTCCACCTTCTTCGCGCCATTCCCACTGAAGCCGAACACGTTTGCGATGCGGCTCCTGAACGTTTCGTCGTCCTTGAATTTCCCGAGCGCATCAAAGTACGCCTCGGTGTAACTGGCCTCCATCTCGCCGGCCACCGCGCCGATGGCCTCGCCACGCGCTACCCGGGCGGCGATTTGGCCGATGGCCGGACCTCCCTCTGCCGCCATCTGCGACAGTACCGGATAGCTCTCCTTCGCCCGCTCCAGAGCCAACTCCACGCGGAGCGTCCTGGTCTCCTGGAGAGCCGCGTTCGCGGTCTGCTGGTTCTGCTGCACCTGGGGGTCGACCTGCGGCGCCTGCTGCACCTGCTGCTCGGGCTCGACGTTTATCAACTGCTGCATCAGCCGGGCGGTGTCCATCCCCATGTGGCGTGCCGCCGCGATGGGGTCCGTCCGCGCCAGCTCTGACAACTGGCTGAACCCGGCCTGGATGTTCTGCGCCTGGACCAACTGCTCCCGCTGGTGCTGCTCCCGCTGGGTTACCTCTCGGTCCCGTCGCTCGAGGTCCTGTTCGGCTCGGGCGTTGGGGTCTGCTGCCGTACCCCCCGCAGCATCCTGGCCTTCCTCCGCAGCCACCTCTCCATCTGCTGTGGCAGCAGGAAGTTCCGAAGCTTCCGTACCGCCCGCCTCGTCTCCAAGCTCCCCGGTACCGGCTGCGGCTGTGACATCTGGGTCCTCCTCCGGCGCGACCTCGACCACAGGCGCGGCCTCAGCCTCACCGCCGGACTCTTGAGCGACGAGGTCGTTGTAGGCCTGGGCCAGCCCCGTTGACGGGTTCAGGATGGGTGTGGCTGCTTCGGTGTCGCTGGGGTCGCTCATGGCATCGGCTCCTCAGGGGTTGCAAGTGGCACGTCGGCCTGCGGTCCAGGCGGCGGCATGGGCATCTCGCCTCCGGGCATGGGCATGGGCGCGGGCGCGGGCGGCACGGGCTGGGCGGTGGTCTTGTACTTCACCGCTTTCTCGATGTAGTCCAGCACGAGCTTCTGCCGCGCTGGCGGCGCTCCCTGGTGGCGCGCACGAATCAGCGAGGAGGTGGCCCGCGAGATGGCGAGCTCCAGGTCCTGGTAGACCTCGGGCAACTGCGCCTCGCCCTTGGCGAGCATCAGGCTCAGCTGCTTGTCGATGTCGTCCAGGCTCGCCGTCTCCAGCGAGGCGAACTGCTCCAGGTCCGGCGCGTCCAGCAGGTGGAGCGCCTGCGTCCGGTCGATGAACCCGGCGTTGAGCATCTCCTCCACTGTCGCCAGTCGGCCGGACGGCGTGTAGGGCAGCAGCGAGGTCGGGAAGACCTGGATTTCGAACATGTCCCGGTCCATGTCGACGTCCTCCCATTCGACAATCTCCAGGCCCCCGCGGTTCTCGCGGTACTTCGACTTGAGGGACCCGTCCGCGGCCAGGTCCCTGGCGACGTCGATGGTCAACTCTGCGGCGTCGAGGAAGAAGTCTTCGTAGAAGAGGTTGGTCAGCGCGTGGCGACCGGCCTCCTTCTCCTCGAGCGCACGGAGCGCCACCGCGGCCTCGATGCCCGGCGGCTTGACCCCGGCTGCCGAGAGCTGCGATACCCCCGTACCCTCGAAAATCTTCGCGTAGACCTCCCACACGAACTTGTAGGCGTCCGCGGCCAGCGTTCCTGGCATCTCAAACTTGATGCGCCCACCGGACAGTGCACCGGGGTCGCACTCGACCATCGAGCCCGTCAGGTTGGTAACCTTCGCCGGGTCCAGCGCTCCCTTCTCGTAAAGCAGCCGCAGCGCGGCGCCGATGTGCAGGGCCTCCTGGAACCGTGTCAGCATCTTGTTGACAAAGAGCTGCGCCGACTCCTGCTGCTCCACCATGCCCTGCGGGTACCAGCCGTGCAGTGGGGTGCTCCAGAAGAAGAACGCGAATGGGAAGCGGGGCTTCTTGTACTCCTCGTAGAGCAACGTGTCGCCATCGATGGCTATCATGTGCCGCCCGTCGCCCGCCTCGTCGCTCGAGGGCAGGTGCCACGCCTCCACCACCTCGACGAGGTCCGTAGTCAGGACCTCGCCCTCAGCGAGGTTGACAAGGCTCGTGCCCTTGCCTGCGGCGTCCCCGATGGCGGTCTTGTGCTTGGGGAAGTTGGCCATCAGTACTTCCGCCGGGACCTGCATCACCTGGTGCATCACCCGAGGGGCGCAAGACATCGCGGCCCGCTCGTCAATGACAAGCTCCCACGGTGGGGTGCGCTCGTAGTTGACCTTGCCCTGGCTCCCGTAGACCTTCAGGGCGCCGAGGCCGAACACCGCGCCGTCGAGGAAGCAGACCGGAGCCTTGCGGTAGACACGCTCGGTCTGCCAGCAGCCCTGGACGAACTTGCTCATGCCCTTGGCCCTGAACCGCAGGTCGAAGGCGCCTTCCGCGTCCGATGAATCGGTCATGAACTCAGCGCGTGGGCGCTGCGATGCGATGCGAGCCGCCAGGGCGCTTGCGCAGTTCTCCGTGGCGTTGAGGATGAGCGCACCCTTCTCGGTGTCCATGGCCTGCTTGTAGATGGCGGGGAGCGACGAGGGCTGGCCCGCGGGGAAGCGCCCGTCCGTGTGCCCCATGAACATCGACAAGAACCGTCCGTAGACGCCGCACCGGTCGGTCTGGAACTTGTGCAGTGACAGGAGGTCCTGGAGCAGGAACCGGTGAGCGTCCGTCTCCTGTTTCCACCAGCGTTGGGCTAGCTCAGACATCGTATGTCCCCTCTGCCTCGTACTGCTCGTCGATCTTTCGTTCCATCTCGTCCTCGATCATCTTGCCGTAGGCCGCTGTCCCGGGCCGCGGCTTCTCTTCTGGCCTCTCGAAACGGTAGTGGTAGGCCTGGCGGTAGGCCGAGAGCGTTGCATCGCAGCAGTCGTTGGCTGCTCCTGGCTGCTCAATCTTCCTGCCGTCACGCTTGGTCAACCACGGAAGCTTGACCATCTCGGCCACCGTCGGGCTTTTCGCTGCGTCCAGGAACTTCACATGACCACCGAGCAGGTCGGCGTTCATGGTCTGCACCCAGTCGAACTTGTCTATCTTCTCGCCCTCCATCACCGGGAGGCGGTACCGTCGGCGGAACTCTTCGAAGTACTGCTTGTGCGAAGCGTCCCCGACGAGCTGGATGCCGGGGTACAGGTTCATGTAGTGGCGGACGTAGGATGCGATTTTGTCCATGCGCATCTCTGCCTCGCCGTAGCTTTCGAGCACTACCAGAAGCGGCGAGGAGCCACGCCACGACACCACCGAAAAAGCGGTCCTGTCGTCCCACCCGAAATCAATACCAAGAACAAACCGGTCCCCCTCTTGGGTCTTCCACCCCTCGAGAGAGTTCTTTTCCCAGTCGAACGCATAGACCCTCTCCCCGATATCGGTGTACCAGACGCCACACGAGTTCCTGACGAACTTCGGGTCGTCGGTGACGTTCAGGACCTCCTTCAACCGCTTCTCGCGCTTGGCCACGAACGACGCGCGCATGATGGGGTTGTTCATGGTGGTCCAGCGGTGGCAGCTCCACTCTGCGGCGCTCGGAGCCTCTAGCAGGTTCTTGACGTGCTCAGCCGAGAAGCAGGCCTGCCAGTTGTCCAGCTTGATGTCGAACTGCTTGGTGATTTGGTAGAAGAGGCCGTTTGGGAAGTGGCCGGGGATGCTCGTCATGTAGAGCACGCCGTCCTCTTCGCCCTCAGCCCCCAGTAGGCAGTCGTCGAGGTAGTCGTCGATGAGGTCCTCGAGCGACGCCGTGAAGACCGCCGCCCCGTCCACCGCGGCGCCTGCTAGCTTCTGGCCGTAGAACTTCTTCATCCACCCCGGGCGGTCGGCACCGTAGAGCCGAATCTGCGAGCGGTTGGGGAACCACATGCGGAGCTTGTGCTCCTGGGCGCGGAGCTTCAGGTCGTACTTGAGCCCGAGCTTCTCCAGGATGGGCCAGGCGATATCCTCCGCGCTGACCTGAGTCATGGCGACGTAGACGAACTTGCTCCGGGGTCGCGCCATGGCCCTAGAGCAGAAGTCGGCCAGGATGGTGTGCGTCTTCCCGGCGCGGCGCGTCGTCCACAGCAGCTTCTTGTGCGACGGGTCGAGCACCGCCGCGCGCTGCTCCGGGAACAGGCTGCCCAGGAGCGCCTTGCGCCGGACGCGCTCCCTGCTGACGGCTGCAGTGTCAACCGCCATGTAGGCCGTCAGGTACAGCAGGAGCAGGAGAAGGCACCGAGTCACTTCTTGCCCTTCTTCTCCGGCTCGGGCTCCGGCTCCAGCTCAATCCACCGGACGTTGTTCGGCATCACCAGCCAGTCACCGAACCCGTGCCCGTGGTTGCGCCGCTTGCAGAGGACGATTTTGAAGCACGTCAGTCCGTCGAGGTCGGCCACCTCGATGGAGTCGGCCTCTTCTCCGACACGGACCCCGGTGAACGGCTCGTTGCCGAGGGACTCCTTGAGCATCATCGCCTTGATTTTCATGTTGAGCCTTTCTTCATGATGCCGTCCTCTGCTGCAGGTCCCACAGCTCCCGAGACGTCGGAGCCGGGCCTGGGTCGAACAGCGTATCTTTCCCGGCCGCGAACCGCTGATGGCACTGCTTGCACAGGACCATGGACCCGTAGACCAGGAACCGGCCGGGCTTGCGGCACTCCCTGCTCTGCACTGGCAGCCAGCGGTCGCAGCGACCAACCGTGCTCGGGTGGTGCCGGCTCATCCCATCACCAGATACGGGTTGTGAACCAGCTTCCACTTCGACCGCAGGTGCTTCACGCTCCTGCCCGGGTGCGTGTGGTAGATGGCGTGCCGCCCGAACTCCTGGGCGAAGTAGATTCTCATCAGCGCAGCACCGATGCCTCGCTGCCGCCAGGTGTTCCGCACCCAGAGCATGTGGAGCACGGGGATGTCCCCCTGGTGCTCGCCGCAAATCCACCCCTTGACCTGCGTGTCGTCTTCCGTGCCGCACGCCATGATGGGCATGCAGCGAGCGACCAGCCCCTCCAGCAGCAGCTCGTGCCGCTTCATGGCCTCATGGTCGAAGTACTTGAAGGGGGCCTGCGAGCGGATGTGGTCCTTCCAAGGGCCGATGACGACACCGCTGTCTGTCGAGGGGTTGTAGGTGCGCAGAGGGTAGGTGGCGACTGGCATCTCCTGCCCGGTCTCGTGATCGATAGAGAACGCGCCGTCGTCCTTGAGCATGGTGAGGTCTCGCTGGAGCTGGTCCATCAGCTTGACCTGGCCACCTTCAGCCGCTTGCGATGCTTCTTGCGTGCCCGGTAGATGGCGTACATGTCCAGCCGTCGCTTCGATTGCCGGCTGCCGGGCAACTCGGAGATCGCCTTGATGAGCCACAGCGGAATCATCATTTCAATTTGTCTCCTCAGGCTGAGCGGCAGGGTCGGCTGCTTCACCGTTCCCGCCATCCAGAGCATCCAGCTCCTCGTCCGAGAGGTGTTCCATGTCCTCGGCGCCCAGGTCCTCCACGCCGCCGGTCTTGCCCCAGATCGACTGGCACTGCTTGACGATACGAGTGTAGGTCTCGGCTCGGTCGGCTGTGATGAGCCCTAGCAGCAGGGAGTCCCCCACCATCGCAAGACGCTCCCCCAGCTCTCTGAGGTTCCGGGGAGGGCGCTGCTCGCCCTTGTTCCTGCCGAAGGCCTTGGGGGTCAGAACCGAGGGGGGTCTGCCGCCTACGTCTTGCTCCTGGGGCTCCTGGGGCTTTCTTTGTGCCATCTACTGGTCGAAGCAGTCGTCGTCGCCGTGAATCTCCTTGCCGCCTCCGACTAGCTCATACCCTGCCTGCTTTTCCATGAACCTGGCGTCTTCCTCCCTGCCTCTCGCCCTTTCCTGCCTCGCTATTTCCATGAGGCGCTCATACCTCCTGAGACGGTCCGCGGGAAAAGATTTCATGTAGCCGTGTGTCATTTCGTTCCGAATGGTGAATTAGTGGCGCAAATTGAGCCGAAATGCAAGCGAATTGGCACAAAACGGCACTATAAGGAGAAAAGATGGTGATTACGGGGGGTTTCGACCCCTGAAAAGTGCCATTTTGGTCAGGAACTGGC